GATTCACTCATTGAAGCCAAAATGAATTATAATAAAAACAGAATGGATTGATATGGGAACCGGACAATTAATAAAATTGATTGTTGAAACGTTTGTCCTTATCTTTACACTACCATGTGTCTATAAAGATTTCATGAACTTATGGAAAGAAAAATAGGTGATATAAAAGACAAGAAGTTGAAAATTGAAAATATCACACTGGCAGCAATATATAACATATTGTTCACCAATGATATAGTTTGCTCCTTAATTGTGGAAATGTTAAGTGCATTACGTAAATCTGAACTTTGTCGTTTCCGCATAAAGCAACAAGGCAATAAGCTGGAATATTTAGCCCGTCAGTATGAAAAGAAGATTAATAAAATAGCCGGACACCGGGCTTTTTTCATGGCTGATGCTAACCAGTATATTGCAGATGAAGTACAACTTGATCTGCTTAAAATGGAATACTCCATTAAACTGGAATTTGACAAATGCCGGATTGAAAACAGTGCCTTACTTGCCAAAGTAGAACTTACAAGATGTATGGCAGAGCTTGCTTGTCTATCCCTTGACAAACGGATAGAAGAAGTCCGTCCATACAACAAAGAAGTAACCGGAATAACATATCTCCGGCTCACTGACACACTTAAAGTATTGGACGAACTTTCTGATATTTTATATAAGGGAGGGTATTGTGACCTCAATCAAAGTGATAATTGCAAAAGGGGGATGGCTATCATACAACGAAAACTTACTGATTGTGATATTATCAGCCGCGCAATCAATGAGTCAGACAAGTTAAATCCGGCTGGGGATGATGAATAAAAATGGCAAAATATCGTATAGGAATATCCGAGAATCTATTAGGAGACAAACGCTATCAGTGTCAGATTAAAAGATTTGGCATTTGGTGGAATGATGAAAGTTTCAGCACTAAAGAAAGAATGTTAGATTATGCCCGTAAACTTGAAAAGGCCGGGCATATAGTGTTTAACTATTTATAAGCGAACAATGAAGTTAGAAGGAAAAATTATTGTGGCACAACCGATACAATCGGGTGTCTCAAAAAATGGTAACAACTGGCAAAGACAAGATTTCGTTTTGGAAATTCCCGGTCAATACCCTAAAAAAGTCGCTTTTTCAGTAATGAATAGCAATATTCAGAATTTTGGATTAGCAGTCGGTCAAGACGTTGATATTGAAATAGATATTAATGCAAATGAATGGCAAGGGAAATGGTTTAACTCCATCACTTGCTGGAAAGCAACACTCCGTAATCCGGGACAGCCTACCGCAGCGCAACAGCCCCAAACTTATTATCAGGGAACATCACCCACCGCGGCACCCGTACAAACCACCACGCCTCAACCGCCTGTGGATTTCGGGGAACAAAAAGACGATCTGCCTTTTTAAAGAACAAGAAAAGGGAGCCGAAATGCTCCCTTCTCATTTAAGACTCCACCTTTACGATTTCATTATAAATTATTCTGCTATGTGGATTATGATTGACTATTGTTTGTCTATACCCCTTTGTCCCCCATCTCCACCATAGGAACCTGTGTTTATATATCCGGCTTATCGCACTTGAAAGACTGTCTCTCACTTCATAGACAAACGTACTGTCAGGAATATTTGCATAAAAATCCACCCATTTATCTGAATAGTTGAAACAACTGTCTTTCAAAACAAATACAATACTGTCTTTGGTGACAACTTTTGTAGTTGTAATATATTCAACTTCTTTTGGACGCAAATTCAATTCTTTTATCAGTTTTGCATCCGCACTCCGCAACTCTTTCAATTCTTTAATATTAAGCCGCAAAACATGGTTTTCAACCACATTTAGGCTATCCCTAATCTTATATTCTTCAAGTCCAGTACAGAGACTTTTCATATTGCTTGAAAGCCGAGAACTTTCCTTTTTTTCTTCCTGCCACAACCGGTACATCGAAAGGGTTGCTGCAAGGAGTAACACCAAGATTACTCCTACACCTATCTTCCATCTCATAATCAATCAGTATATATATTTTTACCAACTTCCGCAATAACCACCCATGCACCGTTGCAAAAACCATATACCTTACCATCATTCTCCGGCATTTCAGGTATTGTGTTAAGTTTTGTCTCATTGCTGGTAGCTTTACTAAGAGCCGTTTGAGCTGTACTTTTTGCAGCATCAGCCATTGTCTGTGCGGCCACGGCCTTTCCATCCGTAACGGCCAACATTCCGGTCAGAGTTTTTTCATTGGTTACTCCTGCAAGGAAGGTTTCAATTTCCTTGAAGGTATCAATGGCCGTAGTCGCATCAACTGTGCCAACCAGCTCATCCAATGCCGTCTTCACTGCATTTATGGACTGTTCCAATTGGGACTCTGCCAGTTGGGCACGTCCACTTTCCGCTAAAATATCCGATTTACTCGCACCGCTACCACCGTCAGCACTCTCCATGAATGAGGATGAAATAGGAAGCTCATTGCATCCTACCATTATATGTTGTCCGGCTATCAATCCGTCAATGTTCATATCACAGAACTCCCCGACACTCAATGCTGTCTTGTAAGGTACATAATCCTTTCCATTAGAACTTTTATACACAACAACTCTATTGTTTGCCGTATCTCCAAAATTGATGCTGATAGCACATTTTCCGGCAGACAACTGTATAGGCTGGCTTTCATACCAATCCTCTTCTTTAAGAATAAAATTCAAGTTTGCCATATCTTCTATGTGTTTATGTGTTTGTTTTTCCTATATTAACTCCCAACCCTTCATTACATCATCCATATTTGCAGGAACACCATTTTCAACATAGCTCATTGCAGCTACCACCGCAACAAGCTGTTCCCGGTTGTTTCTGTTTAAAATAGTATGCCGGGATATGCCTGAACGTTTTTCAACTGTGGCAATATACACATCGGTATTGTTCTCGCATGGCGGTGCCCATCGCATAATGACGTCTTCAAGCTCATTGGCAGTACCATCCTTATCAGTATCATACTTGTTCAAGATGTATGTTTGGAGAGTCTTAAAAGCAGCCCGGTATCCGTATGCCATAGACGTGAATTGAAAGAAACTCTTATCTGTTTGTGTTGCAGATAAGCCCTGCCATTTCGTATTATTTCTCCGTATATTCAACGGATTATTATTCCGTAGTCCCCGTGTCATTTTTATCCTCCTTTTCCTTTTGTGTCTCAAATAATATTTGTGCCGCCAGTCGTGCTATATCATCCTTATTCTCAATGATTATACTCATGGTCTTTTCCGCTTTCCGGAGTTCGGCCTTTTCCCATGATTTCTCACGTACCGATTTAAACTCACAGAAAACACAATAAGCAGCCCATAGCATAGCGAATACTGGAAAGGGAACGACAATGCAACATATAAGATCAATCATAACCAGTGTAAGAAACGGATTAAAATACTTCTTTGCTTTTGTCGCTGTCATTTTGTATTTTTTCGAGGTACGAAGTTCGCCACGCAGCTTTGCTTTCTGAATCCCTGAAATAAAATCTATCCCCATTGCAACAATGATAGCTGTCATACTCACCGCTATCAAAACCAAATGTAAAAACAAATGGTCGTGAATGAATGCTTCGATAATGTCGTTCATATTCTTTTGTGTTTGCGTTTGTTATATTATTCCAATAGTAATTTGTTGATAGCATCAATAAAGGCTGGGGAACACAAACTCGCGTATTCCCTAATCATATTACACTCTTCATCGTTATACTCAATCTCTCCATTAGAGTTGAATATTTTAAATGCAAGAGCATGAGCCTCTATTCCTCTACCAAGTTGATAAATGATATTGGCAAAATCCTTCTTATAGTTCTCAACCGAACACCTTGTCTTATCAATATCAACAAAAACCTCAATTCTTTCAAAATTTATTTTTTTCATATTAATGCCAATTATTATCATAACCTGCTGATGCAATCATTAATCCCGATCCCAAATTGTTTGTATTAGGTGCCGGATACATCCAGTTACTTAGTTGTATCAATTCTGCAATTCTTCCATTAGCCAGTCTGAACTTTGAGCCATTAAGATAAATATCCACATTATCATAACTGTCATTAGCATTTACTACAAGAACTCTTTGAGTAAGAGCCATCTCTATTTGATACCGATACACGGTTGACCCTGAATTTCTAAACACAATTACGTCAATGGGAAAGCCCGAAGTTTCCTCATTGTAATCATATCTTGGAGAATAGCAAGGAACCTTATAATAAGTTTCATTATTAGAGGAAGTCGCAGAAGATAAAGGTATATAAGTGCCTGAAACACTACCACCTTTTGTAAAGACATAAGCGTATGATGAATAAACAACCATTACGGATCTTTCTCTCGCACCAAATACGCCTCTACACCATAAGTCATTAGTATAAAAACGCGATGATCTTCCATTTGTGCTTCCCTGATGATACAAATCTCCTGAAAACCACATTCTTCCGTCACTTCCAAAACTAATACCACCAACAATATCTCCCTTACTGTTGATACAATTCAAGTTTTTAAAAGAACCGGAAACACCTTTCATTGTTCCTTCAAAAGTGCTATCACCCGAAATAACCGCACCAGTAGCATAGAGTTTTCCATCTATACTAACTTTATATGGTGCATCAGCTGGTGTTGTAGCCCCAATCCATAACGGATAGTCACCACCAACAAGTCCTGCTGCAACCGTTTTATTATCACCCTTCATTATCAAAAGCTGATTACCCTGCATGAACCGTAGAATAGCATTTTGA